GCCGACCAGCCCTGGGCGCGCCCCTGCTGGCCCAGGAAGTCCAGGCGCTCGCGGATCTGCTGCTCGCGCGCCGTGTCAGACACCTCGCCCGTTTCGGCGTTGATGCCTTGTTGGTCTTGCGCTGATTGCTCTTGTTTTTGCTGTGCTTCGGGCTGCTGGGACGCCACCTGGGCCTGCAGCTGCTCGGTCAATCCAGCATCCACGGCCATGGCGGCCACCGACTCCAGGCCACCGGCATCTGCACGCAGGCCCATGGCTTCGCTGGGGCGCACGGGCTCGGCCTGGCCGGTGGATTGCAGGATTTCGTCGTCGGGCTCTTGCACGGCGCGGCTGGCCTCCAGCGCCTGCTGGCGCGCGGCTGCCGCGGCTTCCTGCTGGGCACGCAGGGCTGCGGCCCCATCGGGCGGCGTGGTCTGGGGCACCTCCGGCGCGCCCGCCTCCTGCTCGGCCAACTCCTGGGCGCGCTGCTGGGCCTGCAGCTGGGCATCGGCCACCATCGCATCGTCCGCCAGCTGGGCATCGGTCTTGGCCTGGGCATCCTGCGCTGCCGCCTCGGCGTTGTGCCGTGCAGCGGCAGGATCGGCACGCCCAGCGCGGCCGCTGGCCTCCACAGCGCCCAGCCCACCGCCCAGGGGCGCTGCGGCCATGCCTTCCAGCGCAGCCTGGCCCAAGACACCGCGCATCGTCGGTGTGTCAAACCCTTCGCCCTGCTCTGCCAAGTTGGCGGCCAGTCGCTCCTGGCCGCCCTGTACGGCCTCCATGGGCGCTTCTTTGGCGGCGCCCAACGCGGCACCCTTGGCGATTCCCACGGCCGATGCGTCGGCGGCCTGCTTGGCTGCCCCCACGCGGGCCAGGCGGCGCACTGCGGCCTCGGCCCCGGTCGATCCCGCCAGCATGCCCAGCCCAGCGCCGGCGGCAATGCTGCCCAGGTTGTCGCCGGTATACGCCTGGGCGGCGCCGGCGCGCTCGGCGGCCTGCTCCGGGGTGGCACCGGCCTCCAAGTGCCGCTGCTCCACCGCGTCATAAATGCCACCCTTGACCGCCCCGGCCCCCTGCACCGCACCAATCGCCAACGGGGCAGCGCGCGCGGCCAGTTGGGCCGCCGCACTGCCGCCACCCGTCAGCGCCGCCGCGGCCAGGGTCGGCACCACCGAACCCACGGCATTCAGCGTCGTGTCCAGCGGTGCATCGACCATGCTGCCGGCATAGGCCTTCACCTCTTCCCAGGTGCTGCCGGAATCCTCGGCGGCCTTGATCTTGCGGGCGCGCTCTTGCTTTTCTGCCTTGCGGTAGTCGGACTCCAGGCCTTCGGCCGCCTGGATCCCCTTGCCCATCAGGCGCGACACCGCGTTGTTGGCCCCGAAGGCGTCCGACACCATCTTGACGCCCTGGGCCACCCCGGTGCCCAGCGCAATCGCAGAGTCGCCCACCGAGCGCCCAAGGCTCGGTGCCTGGGGGGCAAAGCCCAGCTCTGCATCGGTGTAGACCTTGGGCGCGCTGGAGGATGCTGCAGTGGTGCTGTTGGTGCCGAAGCCCAGTTCAGCGTCCGAGTAAATGCGCGGTTTGGATGGAGTTGCGCCGCTCTCCAGCTGTGTGTCTTGTGCCATCCCCGCAGGTTCGCGGAGACAGTGTTTTGGGTCTATTCCTAGCCGGGGCCAGCTCGGAGCCGGATCAACTGGACTGCCATCCTTCCTTGGTCCAGCGCACTGACTGACCGTTGGGCGCCGTGTACAGCTGCCCCACGACACGCTCTGCAGCATTCGCTGGTGCTGCTGGCGCCTTGGTGCCTTCATCCACGCGCTGCACCTCCCCCGTCCGCTTGTTGTAGCGGATCACACTGCCCTGGGTGGTGGATCCGTCCACGTTCTTGGTGGTCGGCGTCACCTGCACGCCCCAGTCCGCCGCATCGGCGCGCCCGGTCAGCGTGGCAAGCCGCTTTTGCGCCGCGTTGCGCGCCTCGTCGGTCTCGGCATTCAGATACGCAGCTTGGGCCTGCTCCACCCGCTGGGCCTGGCGGTTCTGGAAACCCTGCGTCGTTTCCTCCAGGTTCAAGCGCCGGCCATCCATGGCCAGCCGCTGCGCAGCCGTGCGCTCACCAATTGCCGCGCGCTGGTTCGCTCCCGACTGCTGCATACCTTCGCGCTGTAGCCCAGCATCCAGCTCCATCGCCTTCGCATCGATGTTGGTCTGCCCACCGGTCATGGCCGCCACATCGGCCGTTGCCGCCTGCTGGTAGGCGGCCTGGGCCTGCCGGCGCGCCCGTGGATCCTTGTGGATCAGGCTGTCGGCATCCATCTTCAGACGGCGCAGAGTCTCGCGCGCCCGCCAATCGTTGCCGCTGTGGGTGGCCGTCGGCACGGCCAGCATGCCCCGCTGGGGGCTTTGCGGCACGTTGTCGCTGCCGGCCACGCGCGCCACGCTCTCAAACTGCTGCATTTGGGCCAGCCGATCTGCGGCTTGCTGGTTCTGTGCGCTGATTGCCCCACCGCCACGCCCATTCACGATCTGCGCCCCGGCGCCCACATCCTTGCCTGAGTAGGTATTGCTGGCCGCATCAAACTCGATCTGGCCGGCCTGGGCGTTCGGGATTGCCGCGGCGGCAGTTTGTGCCGGCGCCGGTGACGCGGCTGCCGGCTGCTGGGGCGGCGCGCCCTGGGGCTGGTAGGTGGCCAAGCGCTGCGCGGGTGCTGGGCGCTCCGCTTCCGATGCAGCAGACACCGCAGCCAGGCCTGCGCCTGGGGTGATGTAAGGGGCTGCAGCCTTGGCGGCCCCGGCCACACTGCCCGCCCCGGCCATGCCAGCCCCCACCAGTCGGGACACCGCCGGCGCTGCTGCAGCCGCACGCACAGCGCCCCCAACAGCGGGCAAGGCCATGGCGGTGTTGGTCAGGTTGCGCCCGACTTCCGAGGTGCTCAAGCTGCCCAGCCGCTTCGCAGCCGGAGCTGCACGGCCCTGCTCGGTTGGGATCTGGTTAATCAGTTGCTGGCGTTCTTGATCGGTGGCCATAGCGTGCCTTTGCTGGTTTCACTGGCTGGCAGTGTCAGCAAAGCACCCGCGCGGCTCAAACCCTAGGCGGGGTTACCAGTGGGATCTGACCAGGCGCGGGCGCTTGTCGCGCTGCTTGCGCTGCACGTTCGCATCCGGGCGCGCGCCGAAGTCCCGCTCAAACATGGTTTCGTGCAGTTGGGCGCGATCCGGGTCGTAGCCATCCGCATCGGGGCGCAGATAGGCACAGCGCAGGGCCCAGTTCATCAGCTTGCGATGGTGGCGCACGGGGATTTCCGGCGCGGCGGTCTCTGCTGCAGCCATCGGCACCAAGGCACCGCGGTACACCCGCAGCTTCAGCAGCCCTGGTGCCACAGGCTCGGGCACCAGCTGGATGGCCGGCTGGCCAGCACCACCTGCTTGCACGAACACATACTGGCGCGGCTCACCCCGGCGCGCCTCCCAGTTGGTCATGCCCTCATCCAGCCGTTCAATGCTGGTCTCGGTCAGTGGCTTGCCATCCACCAGGGCGCGCTCCACCTTCAACACGGACGGGTGAAGGCGGTACACGGCCTGCCCTGGCTGCAAGGCAATGCGGCATACCGCCTCAGTCGTCATGTCCTCAATCAGCAGTGCCCGCTCACATGCCTCCTGCACGGCCTCGTTGAGGTAGCTGGTCAGCGCCTCATCGCTCCACAGACAAGGCTCCACCTCATCCGCCAGCGCGATGCGCAATTCGTTGATCAGCTCTTGGAGGTTCATGGCGCGCCCTGCCTGGATCAGCTGTTGTCGGCTTCCGCTTCTTCGGCTTGGACCTGGGCCCAGGCTTCATCCGCTTCGGCGCGCGTGATGTTGAAGCCCGCCACCGCCTTCAGGCGCTGCAATGCAGGCTTGCCGCCGTCGGTGAAGTCTTCTTCATTGGCGCCGTTGAGCATGGTGCGCAAGGCCTCCTTGATCAGTGCAAAGCGCTTGTCGGCGGCGGCCTGGCCGCTGCCGGCCTGGGCCGCATCGCCAGCGGGAGCGATCGAGGCGCCAGAGTCCGCCAGGGGCTCAGCACCGCGCGAGATGGCTTCGCGGCGGAACATATCGGGCACTTCAACGCCCTCGGGGGGAATCACCAGCGTGTGGCCACTGGTCAGGCCAATGTGCAAAGGCTGCTCGCCTGGGCTGCGGAATTTCATGGATCACCTCTTGGAAATCAACGGTCTGGGATGCTCAAAAACCCCGGTGACAGGGGCCACCGGTCACCGGGCCAAAGGGGCGCGAAGCCCCACCACTGTGTTTCAGCCCTGGCTGAAGGCGGCGCGGCCTTCCACGTAGTAGTGCAGGGTCAGGCGCAAGGCCCCGGCCGTCGCGCTGCCCACCTGGGCAAAGCCCAGCAGCACGCTATCTGCCACGCTGTGCTTGTGGCCGGTGATGGTCAGCGCAGTGCGGCCGGCCTGCTTCAGGTCCACGGTGCCGTAACGGTCCGCATCGCCCTGGTCGCCCACGGTGCCTGTGGCCGAGGTGGCCGAGTTGAAAGGCGTCGTCACCACCACATCGCCGCCCACCAGCACAGCGCCGTGGGGCACCTCGATGGCGGGGTTGGCACCTGGGGCCAGATCACTGAACTTCACATCCACAAAGGCCACCAGCAGGTCCTGGCGGCCGGAGTTTTTCTTGATAGGCATTGCTGCTCTCCTTGTTCAACAACAAAAGGAACCACTTCGCCCGCAGCCCGCGCGGTGCGGGCCTGGGCGCTGGAAGGGTTAGCCGATGTAGTGATCGAGACCGATGATCCCGAAGTCCTCGACCGACTCGTCGTAGATGCTGTAGAACTGGGGCTTGAGCAGGCCCAGCATCTTGTCGATGTTGATGCCCTGGCGGCTGTCGTAGTCGAACAGCTTTTCCACCCAGTCCGGCGCGCCCAGGTCCACCATGGCCATGGCCTGTGCACCGCACAGCAAGGTGCGGGTGCCGTTCACATTGCCGCCCGCGCCCCACTTGCTGCCCGCCGGCGCGCCCTTGGTGGTGTAGACCAGGTTGTGCTCATGGATCACCGCGCCGTCCACGGTCACGGTCGAACCCGTGAACCAGGGGGAATCGGTGCCGGCCTTGGTGGCCACGGCCACCACCGCGCGCTGGTAGTCGGGGTCTTTCTTGAGGTTGGCCAGGGTGCCCGGCGCCACCAGCAGGACGAAGTAATCCTTGCCGCCATCCTTCAAGGGGCGCACGTAGTGCTCCTTGGCATAGGCGATCAGGTCCACGATCATCTTGTAGCTGGGCAGGAAGTCCTTGGTGATGCTGCCGGTGTTGGAGAACTCCAGGCTCTGGCCATCCCACATCAGCGAGCGCTTGGAGGTGGGCGCCGCAACGTCTGCCGCGAACGCCAGCTTCGGGAAGGGCGAGTTTGTGCGGCGCGCACCGTTGTTCTTGAACTCGTAGCTGATGCCCGACATGGTCAGAAAGCCCAGTTGGTCGAAGCGATTGCCCAGCCAGTAGGCCAGCTTGTCGCGGCCCTGCTCACGGAAGCTGATCACCGTGCGCTGGTCGGCCAGCTTGCCCTGGTTGCGCACCGAGTGGGTCATCAGGTCCAGCGAGATCACCTGGCTGTACGACTGCATGGCCTCTTCGTTGCCTTCGCGCTCGTTGTCCCCGATCACGCCGTCTTCCACCAGATCGGCCACCAGCTGGATGAGGGCCTGGTCACCCTTTTCGGTCTTGGTCAGTTCCTTGATCACCTGGATCATGGCGTTTTGGGTCTTGCCCATGAAACGCTTGAGGAACATCTGGTCGCGCGCCGCGCTCCAGGTATCACGGCTCCACACCAGCTTTTGCTGGGGTGTCAAAGCGCCAAAATTCGTCAGCATGTCTTGCTCCTAAGAATGGTCGGGTTCTTGGGACATGCGCCGCCCTCAAGCGAATGACATGACATGGGCAGTCAAGAGGCCAGGCCCTTTTACGTCACGGCCTACGGACGAAAACGCCAGCAATTGGGCGCAGTAGCAGGTGGCGGGTCTGCTACTGCCAGGGCTCACACGGCGATCAGTCGCCGCGCAAACGGCGCTTTTCAGCTTCGGACAGACGATCAAACTGGTCATCGTCCATCGCGGCCACGTTCAGGGGATCAGATCCCGTGGCGCGGTTGCCCATGCCCGCAGCAGGCACTGGTGGCTGCGCCAGGGATGCCTGGGCGCCGCGCGCTGTGGCTGCTGCTGGGCGCAAGTCTGTCTTGGCAGGCGCTGCGGGCGAAGACTTAGCCGGGGCGAAACCTGCGGGCGCGAATTTCGGGGCGATGAAATCGGCCGCCTCGCGCAGTGCCTGGTGGGGGGCCTTGCCCTTGGCAATCAGGGCATCGCGGCGCGCCTCGATCATGTCCAGCACTTCGCTGTGCTCTTCCTGCTCCAGGAACGGGAAGTCGGCCACCACGGAATTGGCAGTCTCTGCCAGCAGCTGAGTCGCGTTCTTCTGTGCCTGCGCCAGTTCACGCGCTGCTTGTTCGGCGCGCGCGCGCTCCAGGACCGTGGCGCTGGCCTGCTCCATCAGGTGCTGGTTGATGCCGGCGCGGATCTTCTTGGCCTGGGCGGTGTCCCCCTCCAT